TCAAGAACTTTCTGATATTTTTCCTTCTCAAATTTTTCTACAATTACATTAAACTTTCTTTCACTTTCTTTTCTTAGCTCTCTCTCCTCTTTACTTTCACAAGCAAACAATAAAAATGTAGATAATAAAATAATTAATATCTTTTTCATTTTCTCCCCCCTGATAATTTTTATATTTGAATATATTTTCCAGCTTTATATTTTTCAAGAACTTTTGTTTCTCCTAATTCTTCTAATTTTTTTAAAGCCTCTCTTTTTTTTAGTTCTTTTATTTTTATTTTATTTCCATTGTCATCTATGGTCTGAAAATTTATTCCTAAGCATGATGAGTCAATGAGCTTATAAACTTCATCATAGTTTTTTGAATTAATTAAATCATCAGGTAATAAAAGTATCATTATTTAACCCCCTTTAATCTCATTGCCATAGCTAAAACAACATTGAAAGAATATTTTTCTAATTCAGTAAATTCATTAATATTATTTTTTTCTTTCATTGCTTTGAAACCTTTATTTAATATCTTTTTTAAGTCTTCTTTACCTAAGTTTTCATATAAATCAAATGTATTACGATAAAACATTGTGAAAATTTTGTTTTGATTCTTTTCTATATATTCTAAATATTGTTTACTATATTCTATGGTATCTAATTCCTTACTAAAAACAATCTTTCTAATAGGTCCCCATATAGCATTCTTACCTTTATATCTTTCATAGTATACAATTCTTCCAAAATCAGAAATAGTTTCACAATCTTTAAATTTTCTGAATTTTTTTAATCTTGGTAGGATTTGAACTATTCTATCTGAATACGATAAAGACATTTTTTCTTTTATTCCTGCCAATTCTGATAAATAGTGTGCTGATGTTTCTGCAAAAACTTCCTCAATATCTAACCAATCGCTAGAAACTATTTTTCCTAAGTCCATTTTTTTACCATTCAGATTAGCATGATAGCTTTCATGAAAAATTGTTTTTTCTCTATAAGACATTTTTCTCTTGTCATCCAAATCTAAATGTACCTCATTAAATTTATTAATAGTTATTCCTTTTTTAGAAGTTAAAATTTCACCAAAATCAGTTTCTCCTCTTGCACCATCTAAATCTATAAGTTTTATATTTTCATCTAAACCTAAATTTCTTAGAATAGTTTTTCCAGTTGGCGAAATTCCACCTTTATGCTTAATATCTTTTAAGATATTTTCTTTTATTTCCTTATCTATTGCTATATTTCTCAATTTAATTATATCAGATTTATTTTTACTTTCAAGATTAGTTTTACTACTATTTGATTTTATATAGACTTTTTCAATATGTTTCTCAACATATCTATCATACCAATCTTGATAATCTTTAACATCTACTAACTCATAGTCATCATCATTTGTTCTTGAAGCTCTTAGGTTAGTGTCTCCTTCTATTTTATCATAATAAGGAGCTGTAACTGTTCTACAATTAACATGAAAAGGTGGAGCTGTAACCCCAACTTGATAATCTTTCATATCAAATATCTTACTATCCATACTTCTGCAAATAGATGAAGTTCTATCATCAAGAGTTGCTATAACCTCATATTTCTCACAACCTAAATCTTTCATACATTTTTCTTTTGCTCTTGAATGATATGCTGCACTCTCTGTCATTATTAGCCTAGATGCTATGTTTTTCTCAACATTAAATCTTTCTGCAACAGTGTCAATAACTTCTTTCAATGGTTTTCCTGTTATGATATTTTGGGTTAAATTAGTATGTAAAGTATTAACTAACTTACTATCATTGCCCCAAATTCTTTTACTCCAATTAGTATTATCTTTTGTCCAAGGTTTGTATACTAAACTTTCAAGTAGTTCTGGATTTATTTTTTCTATATTAGAAAACTTATCTAAACCCTTTTGAATACTGTAAGCACTTCTATAATAAGTATCCTTGTAAACTTCTCTTAAATGTCTATCTAAATTATTTTCCATAGTCTTAGCTAATAAATCTATTTCTGCTTTAATCTCCATTTTTAAGGCTTCTAATCTCTCAATATGAACTCTTGAACTAACATTTTTTAACTCTTTTATAATACTATTATCAGAACTAATATTGAGGCTTTTACCTTTCCTAATATATTCACTTAAAGACATCTTAAATTCTTTTAATTCTTTTTTATTAAATCTTTGTTTAGCTTCATACATAGATATATTATTATCTTTTGCATACTTAGCATAAAACTCATAAATTTTTTGATTTGTATTCTTTAAAGCTATATCATATTGCCTTTTAGCTTCTTTAACTTGTTCCTTAGATAATTCATTGATTCTATTTTCTTCAGCTGTAAATCTATCTATCCAATAGTTATTGCTCATGATTATGACCTTCATAAGTTTCTTCTATTTCTTCAATAGAGCTTTCTTTTTCTCTCTTTACTTTTTCTAATTCAGTTTTAGAATCATTTACCCAAGGATGTTGAGCAACTACTGTTTCCGTACTTAATATTCCAACAGATTTTTGACAATCTTCAATAGCTTGACTTTCATTAATTAAAATATCTTTATTAAATATGATATCTATATCATCTTCATTAAAGTTAGCTTTTAAATGTTGCTTTACAAACCATAACACTATTTTTAAAGAAGCTTTGAATTCTCTTTCAAGTGCTGCTGCATCCAAATCTATATCACTGTACATAGATTGAATATTCATTTGATTTACATTTCCTTGAAGTTTATCATTCTTTGCATCAAAAGCTTTTGCATTTTCTATAAAAGATTTATTTAATATTTTCAAAATAGTTTCATAGTTTCCAGCATTAACTTCAATTGTTAATTGGTCCACTCCTCCATCAGAGCCAACAGGGATATAACCATAAAGATTCATATTATGTCTTAATGTACCACCTTGCCCATTATAGTTTTTAACTACAAGTACAGTAGTTCTAGAATTATCTTCCATGTCATTTTTGAAATCACTTATTACTTCATTTATTGCATCTTGGATGCTTTTTACTTTCATAATTAAAGGTAATTCTGTTTCATCTACTTTGAATGGAATAACAGGTAAATATTCCCAATTAAATTCTTTATCTACTACTTTCATATAATTTTCATGTTTAATTAAAGAACTTAATCCATTATCCCAAGTGTAATAATCTATTCCATTTAATGTATAGACCTCAACATTAGTAATTTCTTTATAATCATATCCAGTAAATTTTTTAGTTTTATATATTCTTATAGCATAGTCAAGTTCAGTATGGTCGTTATCTTTCCATATAGGTATAACTTCACTTCCTTTGAATTTTTTAAAAGAAAACTCACTCTTTTCATTGTAATAGACATATAAAAAAGCTACCCCATTCAAATAAGTTCCTTTACCTATTGAGTGCAATAGCTTAAAAAATTTACTATTAAATATTTTATTTAAGTTATCCATGTCCTTTTCATTTTTTGATGAAAGACTAGGTGTTTTTGATAATAAGTAATCTGTTTTTTGATCCACAGCACCAGCAAATTTATTATCTACAATTTTATTATTAGTTAAATTAGCTGCTGGAACTAAATTTCCATCTTGTCCTATTACTTTTCTAACTCTATTTAAAATATCATGTTTACCTTTGTAATAATTGTCTCCTAGTTGCATTTCTTTTAGTTTATCACTAGCCAAGAAATTTCTTATTATTAGCTCTAATTCTTTTATAGGTACTCCATTCATATCTCTTTTTCTCCTAAACAAGTTTTTTATAAATTCAAACATATTTACTCCCTTATAGATTCCAATTGTATCCATCACTTGCCATTTTTTCAGCAACACCAGTTAAAGCATCTGGTCCATCATCATGCTTGTTTTTTCCTTCCTTTTGATAAGAAATAATATCCTTTGCAAATTCACTCCATTTATTTTTCCAATCAATAGGCATATAGATATTATTATTTACCCAAGCACTATTTGATAATATTCTTGCTATCTTATTTCCACTTTGATGGAACCATTTAACCACTGTCTTATAATTTCCTTTGTCTCTTGTAATTCTTTCAACATTTCTTGCAAATGCTCTACCACCATTATTTGATTCTATATCTGCAATATTTACATCAAACTTCTTATATGCTTCAGCAACAAGTGGCTCTGTTATTTCCATAGCTTCTTTGGTATAGATAACATCTAAAATATAAGCACTGTCCTTGCAATCTGCATAAATAATATTACATAGAAAATCTTCTCCAGTATCTGCTGTATCACAATAAGAAACGATTTTTACTA